TGCCTGGCAATTGTTTTGTTGGGGGTTTTGTGTCTACAGGTGTTGGATCTCTGTATGTAGGGTCAAATTTATTATTCGTCATCCTCATCCCTTCTTTCCAATAAATCTAATCTTTCATTTATACTAGCAATTGCAAATGATTGCTCATTTTTGTATGCGTTAAAGTCAGCAGTATGTAGCATGATTTGGTTTGATAAATCCGTTACCTCTGCACCGATTTCTCCGATGTTATCAAACAAACTGTCTAACTGATTTATCACTTCTTTTTTAAATTCTTCAAACCCCTTTACGCCGTCAATGTCAACCTCTTCAAATGCTTTTTGTAATTCATTTACACCTTGCTGGGCTTGATTAGCAGAACGTGACACGCTTGCTATTTGTTTGCTGTGAGATGTCACTACTCCCTCCAGCTCAACTACTTTCTTTTGCTCTCGTTTTAGATTAGCTTGATACTGAGCCAAACTTAATTGTTTAGCTCCCAGAACCAAGCTAGATTGTTCTGGTTGATTTATGTTAATAGACATTTCCACGATTCTCAAAACACTGTCTAGGTTAATGAGAGGGTTTAAGCATCTATAACGATCACCAACCCTAAAACGCCCAGAATCAAGCCCGATAAGTCCTAAATCAACTGCATTAGCTGCAACCCTTAAGACTCCCGCACTCTGGTTATCAAGCCAATTTCGGGCATTTCTTAATAGGTTAGGGGCTAAGGTTGTATCATCCCATGTTACGTAACCGGATCGAATCCCGAATTCAGCAATCATTTCCGAATCTGCATCGATAAACTCAACCCCGCCATTAACGCTGGCAATTGTCAGCCGTGGCGTTGAGATAGCTGTCTCGTCGCCATCTTCTGGGTCCAAGCGAGCTCCCCGAGGAAACAACCTAGTAATGACTTCGGTAGGATCATTCTCTTTTGACACAGAAATCATATTTTTTTGCACTCTGATGGTGACGTCATTAGTTTGACCAATCTCATTTACCCAATCCAGATAGAGCTGGTTGTCAACATTTCTTATTTGCAACTCCCCGCCAATCCGGTCAATTAATCTATCCATAATCATGTCATAAGTTGTAGCAGTATCCTCTATGTAATAGTAAACATTATCAGTCGTGTTTGTAACATTAACTTCACCTAGTAAAAATTGTTTATGATCCTCGACTTGACTGTTATGTACATCGATCAAAAACTGTAGGAGTTGTCTAGGTGATGTGTCTTGTATTTGCGCCCAGCTCTGTACAGAGTCTTGTAAATAGCTCAAAAAGCTACCACACTGATAAGTAGCGCTTACCATTCCATCCCCCGCCATCGACTCCTCGGGCCCTAACACACGACCTTCAAAAACAAATGATTTTGCGATCGTGTCGTAGACTGTAACCAAGGTCGTCAAAGACTTAATTTTATTAAACCCCGGATTGTTAGGGTAAATGGTAAATCTAAAACCGTCAATCGCATTAATCCCCAGTCGTAAACTATCGCTTTTGATTTTTAAACTATTAGCTTTTGAGCTGTGAATCTCGATACCTATCTTGTCATTAGGACCATCAAAGATTTTAACCTGGTACACTATAACACCTCCTTGTGCCACCTGAATTCAATACGACCATTCCCGATTAATGTTAGGTGATTCTCTCCTAAAGATAGCTCAAAATCTAATGATTGAGTTGTACCTGCAGGCAGTGTATACCTGACACCGTCTAATTCAATTTGAAAGTTGCTACTTGCAATGATGGACGGGTTAGCAACCTCACCACCCACATTGTGTAGCGTGATTGACCTCCACCCATTGACTTCAAAGGTAACATCTTGGGCGATATCTGTTTCAAAATTAAATATATCCCAAATATCGTTGCCTTCTGGCTCGTTAGAAATTAGAAAGGGGTAAGCGTTAAAGGTGATAGTTGCTAATCCTTTGCCGCCTCTTTCGGTAAATGTCGGTCCCTCGATGATTTCCGCATTAAAATAAAACCCCGGAAAGGCGTCGTCGTAAAGCTGCTCTTTTTCAGAGTTGGCCATGTAAGTGTTAAGTAGCTTTTGTCTCATAACATTCATACTAATCTTAGTAGGTCTGTTAAAGTCTATAACATTAAAAGTATACGTCAATTGCCGCTCACTATAAGTTTGCCTCCCGTATAAGGAGCTGAAATCAAAAGTATGATTACTTCCCGGGATTGAAACCTCATACTTATTCTTCCCCGGGGAGCCGATTGTCCTAGATGCTATAGTGATGCCTAAATCTTTATAACTGTGTAAGCCGCGATACTTAATACCGTACATCATTATCAAAGCACCCCCATATCCGCCCATTTTTGATTAGCACCTAAGTTTTTATCGATTGCAGTGTTCATAATCCCGCCAACTTGCTCAGAATCCATATAGACTCCAACCGCTCCACTTTTTATCAGATTGACAAAGTCTTTAAAAAGTACTAATAGCTCCGCCATTTCGTTACTGCTCCCTACACTTGCAAAAGAAGATTGTCCTGATTGTGGAATCACGGAAGCGCTCAAAGCTCTGGATACTTGACGTACATCAGAAATCGAATCATTCAATCCAATTTCGAGACCTTCACCGGCAAACTTGCCGATTTCCATCATTACCCTAGACGGGGAATTGATGTCTAGTGCCTGCCTCATAGTCTTAGCTACATCATTAGCGATATTCCTAGCCGTGTTCATAACTTGGGCACGACCATTTAACAACCCTTGATTTAATCCTCGCATAGCATTTAAACCTGCAAAATGAAATGAATCCCTTAACGTGCTCATAGTGTTATTGAGAACTCTAACACCTTCTCTCACAATACTATTAGCTGTTCGCATTCCACTGCTGAGTGCTTTGTTCATGGCCGCCATTGCTCTGGCCACGATGGGTGGAATCTCATTCACGGTTTTATTGATGCTGTTTCTCATTTCTACAAATTCACGACTGACATTTTTAGCCCCTGTATCAGCGGATTGGGTCATGACTTTGTTCATATTATCCATACTCCGGTCAATGTTTTTTGTATCTGCGTCAATCCCATCCGCTACACCCTGAGCGATAGGTTTACCCACTTGGTCACGCATGACTCTTGACGGACTGTTAATCTTTAAAAATCCTTTAACACCGTCTAGTACCCGACGTCCAAGGTCCTTAGCTGTCCTACCCACTGCGCCAAACATGCTTTTGATCCCGTCTATCAAACCTCGGACTAAATCACGTCCTGCTTGGTGTAAATCTTTAACACCTGATACAAGAGTTTTTACTAATTCTATGATTAATTCTATAGCTACTTTAGTTAATCGATATTTTAGTTCCAAGATTCCTTTGATTAGCGCTTTGAGTATCTCCCAACCTGCAGATATGATTTGAGGTAAGTTCTCGATCAGTACTCTGACCAAAGTCGCAATTAACTCTAATGCAGTAGATATTAACATCGGTAGTATCTCAACAATTCCTGAGATTAATGCAAACAGTATATCCATACCTGTCTGTAATATCACCGGCAATAGTGATATTACAGTTGATATCAGTGTATCAGTTATCAATATAGCCGTCTCTATTAGCACTGGCAATGTGTCCAGAATCCCATCGATTAAAGCAACGAGAAACTCAATCCCGACCCCCAGTATCAGAGGGAGTAATTCAACAAATTGCTCAATGATGGTTGTTACTATTAGTATCACTGTCTCCAATATCTCGGGCAACATAGCCGTCATTCCCTCGATAATACTAGTGAGGATTTCTATACCCTGTTGCAAAAATTCGGGGAGTGATTCGACAATTTTATCAATAACACTAATAATCATCTCACTGACTTTAGCTAGTAATTCGGGCACAGACACGCCCATTCCGTCAGCGATTGCACTAATCATCATAGTGCCTTTTAGGAGCAGTGCAGGTATTCCACCGATCAAGATTCCTATGATCGCAGGGATTAACTTTTTAAATTTTTCCATTAACTGTTCGGGATCTGCGTTTTTAAAAAAGTCTAAAAAAGTTTGTCCCAAACTAACAATCGTACCGTCCCAATCGTTAAATAAACTCTTGATGGTCTCAATAGATTTAGAAATTATATTAGTGATGTTTTCCCAAGCGCCTATGACAAAATTTCTGAAACCTTCATTCGTGGTCCACAGGTGTCTCATCCCAATAACCAATCCTGCGATAGCCATTGTAATAAGTCCAATGGGACCCGTCAAAATTGCAAATGCTGTTTTTAATCCTCCAAGTGCCAAAGCCAAACCTTTTGTAACTGCAATCTTTAATGCCATCAATTTTTTTATTGCAATATATTTAAAATAAATTTTGTTCATGGCAATGTATTGCGCTGTAAATCCTACGGTTAATATTCCAACCGCTATAACTACATTTTGAATAGTGCCACTTAACGAGTCCCAAACATTCATCAAAAAGCTTGTAACGCTTGTTGACTCCCGAATAGTCTCCGTTAACCAAACAATAGCATTCTTAAGAGCATCCACAACCTTGATTTTTTTTTCAAGTAAAGGACCACCAGGGATGGAAAGAAAATCTTTCCAGGCAAAACTAAGCATATTCGTAGAGTTGGCTAAACTTTTTGAATTTTCTTCCGCATATCCCAAAACTCCTGTATTGGCAAACCAGTTTTCTGTAAAATCAAGCCTTGCAAGTTTACGTCCTTCAGCGTTTAAATCCTCCCAACTCTTACCTGTTTTATCAGTGTAATAAGCCGCAATATCTGCCTGCTGAGCGACAATTCCTAGGGATGGTCCAACAGCTGTATTTCCTTTTAGCCATTGTGTCATCTTATCGTTTGTTTCGGCAATGCTACCGCCGAAAAAAGCAGATGCGTCAGCGGCTAATCGGATTTGTTGCTCGGTTAGCGCCGTAGCAGTCGCCATGTCTTTTCCGGCTCCCATCCAAGACATCGACATCTTAGTAAATGCAGGAGCCAATTGTCCGGGTAATTTACCGATATCCCCTGCTAGCCGCTCCACATCTACCATAACGGCGTCAGCATTATCACCAAACACAGCGCTAAACATGCTTGACTCTTGTTGTATAACATCTGCAGCATGAATCATGTTGTTAGTTAATTTTCCAAAAGCAATACTAGCAATCGCACCAGAAACAACTTTGGCCATTGTCGTAAACGATTTACCCATTGATTTACTGCTGCCTGACGCGTTACCCGTCACTTTATCAATTTCCTGATTTGCCACTGTACCATCCACAGCGATTTTACCTAATAGTTTAAATAGTTCCATCAGCCGCGCCCTCCCATCCGAGGATCTGATTCGCTACATTGATGCCTTCAAGCTCTTCTTGCTCAATTTTTACCTTCTTGGATTTTCCAGGTTGAGGGTTTTCTTTAACGCGATTTTTAAACGGCTCGAAATCCTCATCCCTAAAAGCAAGGTGATTCCACACATACCAAAGCTTTTCTTCTTGCAATTCTTCAAAAAGAGTTGTTATAAACCCTGGCATCTCTGACATATCTAAAGTGGATAACAAAAAAGACACGTCGTTATACCGTTTAAACAACATGTCTCTAAATTTATTTACCCCGCCTATTTGATCAATGGCCTGATATGTGATAAAAAATCCTTTAGTTCCTCTTTTTTGAAAAAATTAACTAATAATGCCGTATACTCAACCATTGGTAACTCTTCGATCTGTTTTTGAGATACACCTGTCAACTCTGCTAAAAATTTATTAATGTCTTTCTCAGCTTTGTCAATTTCACCCATGACGATCTCAGCAATATTTACCGCCATCATGACACCTAATGCTTCAAACTTTGCATCCTTTGCATCCTCGCCCTCACCCGACATAGTAGCCTTGATTTCTTTCCCTAGATCTCCTGACATAAGGCCTTTAAGAGCTTTTGCAACACCTGTTTTATTCATAATTTTAATCATTTTGAATGTATCTGCACCTTTTAATTCACGCATTTCTAACATTATTTGATCACCTCATTTTCTTGCCATTTATCAATTTTAGCTTGAGCCTCTCGCGTTGATAGTTCGATATTCGGGTATAAAATCGTAACAGGTAACGCCATGTTTTCTACATCGTTTGCATCGGCTCGACCTTCAAATTTCATTTCGACTGTTGCTTGCTCTTTATCCGTAAACTCAAGATCTAATCCACTTGTACAGATCGCATTTTTTAAGATCACAATGATGGGTTTATCAGAGCCTGAAACTGTCCCTACATAAGCGATGTTATCTAAATAATCAGTGTCCGTTATTTGACCCTTCGGTTTAATAACCGTATAACCCTCTGGATATATTTCACCGTCACCTTTGCCCATATCTCCAAGTAACGCCATGCTGATGTTCTTAGCAGTAAGCTCTTTAACATTACAGGTCAAGGAGGCCTCTCCTTCGGTAAACATATCTAAGCCCTTTGCACCTGCAAAGACCCCATCCACTTCCATTTGTTCGATTTCTTGGGTCAAGGTGAGTGTATTCCCTCCGGCAGTAGCGCCCAATTGCTCGCCGCTCCAAGATGATCCCGAGTATTTTAGATTTTTAATAATAGCCCCAGCATTTAGGAGAAACGACTTAGGCGTGTCGCTCGTATACCCGGTTTTGGGTAAGCTTTCAAAAGATCTCATTCTAATTCCTCCAATCTATTTTTATACTAAATTCCATATTCCTTCTTTGTAAGATATTTGATCCTGTTGGTATCGGGTTTTGACGGACAAAATAGATTCTCATTAAAAACTCATCTGTTAACACTTCGTGATAACTGAGTGCTTTTTTCAAGTCAAAACACACCTGTTCAATCCTTACAAAACTCTTCCCCCTATCATCAAACACATCCACGCTAATCGTAAATTCATCTACAAACCGTTCATCTTCTCGACTATCGTAAGAATACGTCAGGTATGGATAAACGACGCTTTTACTCGAATTCATTTCTAGATACGATTCAGGGATTACGCTACTAAACAGTTGATATAAAGCTTTTAAAAAGTTAATCATTTATGATTCAACTCCCTCAGTAAGTCCTCCAATAATTTTTTGATTTGATCGTTTGAATCCTTAAAAGCTGGGCGTAAAAAAGGTTTTGGGCGTTGACCATAAGTAAAAAAGACTTGGCCAGATGGAGTTTTATAAACCCACCCACCTTTTCGACCATTCCCGTTTTCAGCAAATTCACCCGTTCCAAACTCTATGTACACGGCATATTCCGCTGGTGTACCAATGTAAGCTATCATTTCTTTTTCGCTGACTTGATGGTCAATGCTATCTCTTAAATATTTGGTATCTACAACACAAAGCGCAACAGCTTTACCCTCAATAATAATAGATGCCATCTCTAACCAACTAAGTTGCTGTTGTTTGAGGGCTGCTTTTACCGCTTTAGAGTTGTCTATAAACTTAGTTGATTTTGCCATTAAGTCACCTGCTTAAGATAGATTTCCAGGTGGTGATCCATACCAACTGGGTTATCAACATATGTTATTTCATAACCTCTTATCCTATCCGTGGTTATCACGTCATAGTTTGCGTGATCTGTAATCAGCACATGCGTTGATTGTGTGATGAAAGCATTTTGAACATCCGATTGGTGACCCGTCAACATGTCAATGTAGCCATTTACATAAATATGGTGAACCCACTCCGAGATAGTGCCTCCTATCCCGTCAGGTTTATCGCCCTTAAACCGTTCAACGCTAAAAACTTTCATCATGACCACCTCAGTCTCATGTGAGTGTCTAGAAATGAAAGAAGTGAGTCGGGGTAGCGTCCTTGTAATTCCGCATATGTAACCGAATAGCGACTAATTTTTTCAGATTTAACTCCTACCTTATCAACCATTTTATCATCATAACGTAACATCTCAATAACTCCTGATACAATGTCAGGCGGATAAATAACAAGCGTTACGAAGGCTCCTAGGATATCTGCGTTGGTAAATATGTGACCTGCAACAGTAAGACTATTTTTTGAGACATCTTTTACTACATATAAGCCGTCATTGTAGATAGAGTCGGATACTTGGATGGTTTGCCCTTGTTTAAACCCAATAAATCTGCTTTGGGATGTCACTGTATCGTTTTTAAGCGTGACATCCTTTAACCGGACGGCACGCCTTTGGAAATTATTGTTTGTTACTTCCCGAATGGTGGATTCGATGCCATCCAACCATTCTTGGGTTACTTTTGGATTGAAAATTTTAGCCTCTTCAAGTGATATAATCATCTAATCACCTCACTTTTTCTTCTTTGCATCTTCTTCTTTTAAACTTTTGTTTTCTTCTTTTAAACTTTTGTTTTCTTCTTTTAAACTTTTGTTTTCTTCTTTTAAACTTTTGTTTTCTTCT